GGCGTTGAGACGCAGGCTATTAAGTCAGGTGCTCCGCTAGCCAAGACTGCTGATGTACGTCCTGCTCGCGCAGGCGATGTACGCGAAGCGGCAACACAAGGACCAGTAACAGAATTATATGCACCATCACAACGCCCCAATGAACCAATTACATCAGGTATTGATATGGGCGCAGGGCCAGGATCATCAGCATTGATGATGCAAAAGAATATGATTAAACTTTCAGACTCTTTAGCACAAATGCTTCCATATGATAGTACTGGTGAAATAGCAGTTTTGTACCAAGAAGCATTAGCGCAAGGTAACTAATGGCTGATAATCTTAAAGCAGCAGCGTTAGCTGCAAACCTTCAAGGTCAGTCAAAAAAACAAGTTGATGATTTAGTTAAATCTCTTTTTGTACACAGAGAACTATCTAACCTTCCTAAAGAGGTAGCTGCAGCTAAGTATGCTGCATTGCCTCCTGACCAACAGGCAGACCTTGTTAAGAAGTATGGAACAGAAGATCCTACTACAAAGCCATCTCGTGGCTGGCTAGGAACTGCTTGGCACTATGCTGCTAACTATAATCCATTAACGCTTGCTGTTAAGGGTACTATTGAAGTATCTGATGCAATGACTCGTGCTTATCGTGCTCTTGCTATTCCACTATCTGAGGGCGAAATTGGCTTTGCTTGGGATAAGGCAAACGATAAAGGCGACAAAGTATTTAATGAAGGTCGTATTGAAAACGCCAAGGCAAAATATGGACGCGATGCAGTAGATATTGCTATGCGTATCAAGGGTGGCGAAGATGTATCTAAACTATTTGCAACTGCCACACCTGAACAACAGAAGTATATTATGTTGGCAGATCCACGCAATAAGGTCATTCCAAATGTAAATGATGTTGAAGCAGCACGCGATCTATTTAATGACACTCTTGCAGAAGTAGATAGAGCTAAGTTCTCGCCAGGTCGCCAACTTGCTAATGCTATTCTTCCTGAAGCACTTGAAAAGAATGGCCTAGTCTATGGCATTACATCAGGTGTTACAGATGCTGCATATCGCCTATTTGCAGATCCACTTGTGGTTGCATCAAAGTTACGTTCTTTGTATGTAGTAAGCAAATACTCACTTGATGTTATTACTAAAGGTAAAAAAGTAGATGAGTATTTTGCTAATCCTAACGCTACAGCATTTTGGGATCAATATGGATCAGCTCTTGCTAAGTACACAGGACTTCAAAACTCCAATGCTAAAGGAAAAGATTTAGTAGAAGCACGCGATGCTCTTAAGACGCTTGCTCCTGAATTTGGTCAAGAAGTAATCAGAGTATTCCAAAAGGCTGATATAGTAGATGCAAACTCTGCAAAGGCTTTCCTATTAGATACAGAAGAAGCAGCTAATATAATTAAAGGTTCAATCGGGCGCAAGCGTGTTATTCTTCCACGCTTAGATGCAACACGTAAGGCACGTATAGCAATCATTACTGGTGCTGATAAAGTAATCAACATTGATAAGTTTGCTCCTAGAATTATAGATGACCTCTATGGTCAACTACCAGATACAGATGGAATCCGTAAGACACTTACAGAAGATGCCACACTTCTTGGAGAAAAAGTAAAAGCATCTCAGGATATAAAGGGTGCTTTACGTTTATCATCTAGAGCAGTTGGAGAGCGTTTAGACAAGTTCAAGGCTAAGTTTGAGATTGCTCCTATGTTCAAGGATGACGTATTTGATGTAACTGCAGCAGATGCTTCAACACAGGTTTATCGCTTAGCACGTCTTGTAATGACTAAGTACGATGCAAGAATGATTGCAGAAACCTTTGAAGCGTCAACTGAAATAGGCCAGCGCAAGGAAATGGTTAAAGGTATCTGGGGAACTATTGCAGAGGCACGTGGTCTAAACCTTACAGAAGCTGGTCAAAAGATTGTTAACCAGACTGTTACTAAAGGTGACGCTAAATTTTCTGTAGCAAACTTTGCTGATGACTTTCAAGACCTTGGTGCAATTCCATCTGACTACAATCCTTTTATGACCACGCCTAGCCTTGTAGATATTGACAGAGCAGCAGCGCGTAGCGGTCTTATTGGCAGAATGTTTGGTCAAGCCAATAAAGGCTGGGTAGATGATATGACTGGTTACTGGTCATTCCTAACACTTGCAGGTCCTCGTTATGCTATTCGTAACGCATCTGAAGATCTAATGGTTCACCTTGCTATTGGTGGTAGCCCTTGGGGTCTTGCTAAGAGTCGTTATCTTGCAACTCGCGTTAACACAGCGATAGAAGGTGCAAGAAAAACCAAAACTTGGTCGGACAATCCACTAGGTGGAGTGCTTCGTATTCTTAATAAGAACGAAGCAGCTAAGTATGAAGCTGAAATTACAGCAGTTGACGATATGATTGTCAAAGCACGTGAAGAAATTAAAGCAAAAAGAGAAGCAATGAAGATCTCAACAGATCCTATTGTTAAAGCAAACCTAGCAGCAGAGATTGAAACTCTTAAACAAAGTACAGCAGGTGGTGCGGTAGGTCAGACACGTCGTATCGTTGCTACTGCTCTTACATCTGGACGAGTTAACCGCTATCGTGAAGCATTAGGTATGAAGCCTATGTTTGAAGAAGAAGCGGCAATCCTTGCAGAGCATCTTGTATACGGAAACCTAGATAACTCTATGTCTCTTGTATCTGAAGGTGCGGGTAACTTTGCTACTGGTGGTGACTTCATTACACGGTCAACTATCTTTACTCGTTCGCACGGTGTTCGCAGTGAAGCTCTCATAATTAATGAGCCAAAGGCTAAGAAGTACGGAATCGCAAAAGGTGGTCGTAAGTTTGAGTCTCGTTCATTAGGTAACCAAGATGAAGCAGCTCTGCTTACTTGGCTTATGCGTATTAACTACTACGCAAATGACAGACTTGGTGCTGTTGCTGTAGCAAACCTTAGCAATACTGCAGAGAACTTGCTATTGCAAAGATTATGGATTGGATGCAAAAAAATCCATCTTTCCGTAAAGAAGCACAACTTGCAGCAAAAAACGTTGATGAAAGACAACACGCTGAGATTGTTTACAATCGAGCAGCAGAAATCTTTGAAAAGCGTGGAAATGCAGCAGGTGCTACTAAAGAGATTAACGTAGATCTTCTTAACAAGATTCGTGTACAAAATGACCAAGGAGAGTACATTATCTCTGGTCAACTATCACTAGATGATGTATCTAAGTTAGATGATGCAGATATTCCAGCCTATGTTCTTGGACCTCAGTTAGTTCCTTTGTCAGAATCAGGCAACGTAACTGCATCTTTGATGTCAAAGGGTTGGACTTGGTTAGGACTTGCTAACTCACGTATGTCTCGTCAACCTATTGTCTTTAATGAAATCATTAACATCCGTAAGCAGATGAAGAAATCTGGATTTGAAGAAGCGTATATCAATTCTGTTGTAAGCAAAGTTGACCAAGCAGATCCAAAGAAGATTGCTACAGCTACAGAGCGTGCAAAGCGTCAGTTTGCAGAACTAGTTGAAGAGCGTGCAGTATCTCAAGTACTGCAATATGTGGATAATCCACTAGTTCGTACACAATTAGCATTTGGTGCTCGTAACTTCTCTCGTTTCTACCGTGCTACTGAAGACTTTTATCGTCGTATGTCTCGTGTTGTTGCGTATAACCCAATGGCTGTTCGCAAAGCTGCGCTAACCTATGATGGAATTGCTCATAATGGTTGGATTCAAGAGGATGACCAAGGCGAAAAGTACTTTGTCTACCCTGGTATTGAGCCTATTTACTCTGCCGTACGTGGTGCAATGACAGCAATAGGTATTCCTGCTGACTTTAAGACACCATTTCCTGTGCAGTTTGGCGCACAACTCAAGATGCTTACACCATCTTTGAACCAAGACTCTTTGATTCCTACATTTTCAGGTCCACTTGCCGGTGTATCTATGAAGGTTATATCAAACCTAGTAGATGTTGCAGGCGCACCAGGAGCCGCAGACACAATTACCCAACTTTCTATGGGTAAGTACGCAGTAGGACGCTCATTTGTATCTGCTTTCCTACCTGCTCACATCAATCGTTTATACGAAACTATGAGCACAGATGAACGTGACTCACAGTACGCAAGTGCGTGGCGTAAAGCGGTAACATACCTTGAAGCAGGTGGTCACGGATTACCACAGAAGTATGATGAGACAGGTAACCTCATTCCTCCTAGTATTCAGGAGCAAGAAGAGTACCGTCAGCGCGTTAAGAATACTGTTCTAGGTATTCTTGGTACACGTTTTGTATTTGGTTTCTTTGCACCAGCATCACCACAAGTTCAACTCAAGGCTGATATGGCTGACTGGATTAAAGATAACGGTAAGGCAAACTTTAAGCAGGCTTGGAACGGTCTACTAGATCAATACCCTGGCGATTACGACGCAGCTATGGCTAAGTGGGTTGAGTTATTCCCTAACCAGATTCCATTTACCATTCCAGAATCTGAGAAGAAAACAGTTGCTATCATCCGATATGCAGAAGAATCAGGTACCTTCGTAGAAAAGAACAAAGATTTATTTGAACGGTATCCACAAGGAGCAGCGTTCCTTATTCCTCACAAGTCAGGTTTCTCTTGGGATGCCTATAAAACTATGAAGGATATGGGTCTTAAGTACAATAAGCGTGTAGATGATTACTTGCGTGAGGTACAAACCGCTGCAGATCTACAGGTTTATTACAGCAAAAAGAATGATTATGAGACTTCTTTGAAGACTAAGATTACAGACTTTGAGCGTACTATGGCACGCAATGAGTTTCAGGCTTGGGCCAAGACATTCAAAGCTGGGCGACCATTAGTACAAGAAGAGTTATCACAGGGTGGCAAGAAGGCTATTGAGCGTATCAACGCTATTGATGACCTGCGTAAGATGCTTAATGATAAGAGTGTAACTGCACTTCCTTCTGTGCAAAAGCCTTTGAAGGAAATGTTAGATGCTTATGATTCTTACAAGATGCAAAGACAAGCATTAGATAAAGTTTCAGGAACTACAAACCTTATTGCTTTTATGAAGGATTCTACAATCGTTAAGATTCGTGAACTTTCAAAAGCAAATGAAAATACTATGAGTGCTTACAATACATTGTTTGCATCGTTATTAGGAGATACTGATGGTTAGTCCAACTTCCGGTCCAGACGCTGCGCGAGCAATGTCTGCTCCTGCAACACAAACTAGCGGATCAACTACCAGTAGTGAAGTTGCTTTTGATGTTTTTGTAAAGAACATTTCACAAGCATCTGAACCAGCACGCCTTGCTTTGGCTGAAAGATTAAAAGAAGCAGGTATCTGGAAGGGTAAAGTATCAAGCAAGTTTGACCTTAAGTACTACACAGCTCTAGCAAAGCTAGAAGAAAAGTACCAGGGTCAGGTAGCACTAGATAAGATGGTTGGAGCAACTGCTCCTACTGCACGATATGATGTCCTTGCAAGTATCATTTCAGATGGTGGCGAAGATGGTGGCCCAACAACTACCCGTCAAACTTATGTAACTAGCGCATCTCAAACTGCTAAATTAGCCAATGATATCGCTGTAAATATATTAGAACGCGAACTTACCCCAGCAGAGCAAGCAAAAATAAAAAAGATTGTAAACGCTGCTCAGCGTGCAGAACCTAGTATTCAAACATCAGGCAAAGGTTTTAGCACAACGCAAGGTGGAGTAGACGAACAACAACTAATTAAACAAGAATTATCAAAGACTTCAGAGGCAAAGACTGTACGTGCTACTGATGCCTATGCAATTATGATGCAAGAGTTTGGAGGCTTACGCTAATGGCTAATGCAATCCAAACTAAACTACAAAAGATTTCTGGTGAATATTCTGCTAAGGTAGAAGAAACACGCAAACTTAGAGAAAAAAAGAAGAAGCCATTTGTAACAGATGCTGAAATAAAAACAATCAATGAACAGATTGCAGTTCTTGAGCGTGAGTATAAAGATCTGAATACAAAGTACAATGAACTTGCTAAGTTGGAAAAAACTGCTGAAGAATACTTAGACTTAAATAAAAAAGTTAAAGAGTATCAAGCAGATCTTGCTTCAGCAACTGCACGTGGTGAAGATACAGCTTCTATTAAAAGAAATATTAACAAGGCAACGACTAGGCTTAAAGTTATTGGGCCAGATGTTGAACGTGGTTTTCCTGAAATTAAAGTAGCAACTCCACAGACTCCTGCTGCTGCACAAAACCTTGGTGGTCCTAGCGGTACACCAACGCTGACTCCTAGTACTCCACCTTCAGGTCTAACTCCTGAAGTAAAGAAGCCTGAAGTCAAGACACCACCAAAGACTCCTGCAAAGACACCTCCTACAGAAATCAAACCTGTTGTGGATAGAGAAGCAGAAGCATTAAATACAGCCGCAGGAACAGACTTTACTTTACCTGAAACTTTGTTTAAGAACATCCCAAGTCTTAATGCTCTTCTAAAAAAGTATGTTAACACTCCTGGTATGACACCAGATGCTTTCCGTAAGATGCTTCGTGATGATGTTTGGTACAAGCAAAATTCCAAAGAAATCAAAGATCGTTATATTCAGTACTATAACTATCGCGATCTTCAAGCATCAGGTCGTGCTCAAGGCACTACTGATTACGAGATGCAGATTGCCAAGATTGAAGCAGACCTAAAAAAGCGTGCAGTTAAACTAGGTTCAGCAGCAGCATCAGATCCTGCTGCCTTACGCAAAGCAGCAGAAAACCTTTACATTACTAACCGTAGTGAAGATGATTCCTTTATTACAGATTTCCTAGCAGCATCTATCCGTCCAGTATCAGGAATGATTGGTGGAAAAGTAACTGAAGGATACTCGGGACAAGCACTTACCAACTACAAACTATTAGTTGAAGCAGCTCGTGATAATGGATTCCAAATAAGCGACATAATTCCAGGTGGTTCTAGTGAGCAACAAGTTCTTCAAGGCATTGCCTCTGGTCAAATTGACGTCAACCGTGTTGTTGCAGATGCTCGTAAATTGGCATCACAGGGCCAACCTACCTATGTCCGTGATTTACTCGCCCAAGGATATAGTCTTAAGCAAGTCTTTGCTCCTTACCGTGAGGTAATGGCTAACGTACTTGAAATAGGTGATTCAGACCAGATTGATCTTAACGACCCATTACTTCGTTCTGCAATTACAGACAAAGGCGATATGAACTTATACGACTTCAGAAAGCAACTTCGCCAAGACAATCGTTGGCAGTACACTGCCCAAGCAAAAGAAGATGTATCAACTGCAGCATTGCAGGTACTACGTGACTTCGGATTCCAGGGGTAATTAAATGGCAAGATTAGATAGAGATATGCCAGATGGAATTAAAACTCCAACATCATTTTCAACTGTAGATGAACAAACAAAAGCGCAAGCAATGCGTGAAACTGCACCTGCTCCTGAATTAACTCGCGCTCAACAAGTAACTGCTGCACGACTTGCATCATCTCCTATTGCCCAAGAAGCAGCTAGAACAACTGAAGCTCTTAAAAAATTTACTGCAAAGGGTGGACTTCTTGGAGTACCTGGATCTAACATTCAAGGCCCTACTGCTGGTACAAGTGCTACAGCTTCTGCTGCTACTCCTAATGCAGCATCTAGTGCTGCTGTTAGTGGAAAAGTAATCAACTCTACTTACGTTGACCCAGCAACTGGAGACATTATAGCAGTCTATTCTGATGGAACAAATGGTGTTTTATCAAAGGGGACAAAACAACTAGAGGCAGATTTAGCAGCCAAAACTAAAGCTGCAACAGATCAAGCAGCACGTCAGTCTGCCTATGATTTATTATACTCAGAGTTTAACAAATACGGTCTTGGTTCTTTAGTAGATCCACTCAAGAATCTTATTACAAGTGGTGCTTCACCTGCAGAGTTTACTATTAAATTGCGCGAATCAGATGCTTACCAAAAGCGTTTTTCTGCCAATAAGCAACGCATCTCAAAGGGATTAAAGGCAATCTCTGAAGCAGAGTACATCAACCTTGAAGACCAATATCAAAGTATTCTTCGTAATGCAGGACTTCCAGAATCTTACTGGAGGCAAACAGTTGACCCAGTAACTGGCATAGTTTCACAAGAAGGTTTTGCCAACTTTATTGCTAACGATGTGTCTGCACTTGAATTAGAAGATCGAGTTTCTACGGCACAGAAACGTTTACTTTATGCTAACCCAGAAGTCAGTATTGCGCTTAAGACTTTCTACCCAGATATTACTAATGGTGATCTTCTTGCGTATGCACTTGACCCAACTAAGGGGCTTGAGCAAATCAAGCGTCGTATTACTGCAGCAGAGGTTGGATCAACAGCAGTTCAAATGGGACTTGCAACTAACGTAACAGATGCAGAATATCTTGCACGTTATGGTGTTACTAAGCAGACTGCTCAGCAAGGCTATCAAACTATTGCTGGTGGATTGCAACGTGGTTCACAACTTGCATCTATCTATGGAGAAAATCCATACACACAGACAACAGCAGAACAAGAAGTCTTTGGTGTACCCGGTGCAGCAGAAGCTAAAGCAGCACGTCAGAAGATTACTGGATTGGAAAAAGCTACCTTTGGTGGTCAAACCGGATTATCTTCTGGTGCATTAGCACGAGATCGCGCTGGCGGTTTCTAAATAAAAAGCCTGCCACTAGAACGACTGGCCTAGTGGAGCGACAAGAAGACCAGTAGTAGGAGCCACATAACCCGCCCCAAGGATATGTGAGGCCTGCGTCAAACAACTAATAGGGAGAAGGACCACTATGTCCAATTACGACTACGAGGATGATGACGACTTCGATACGAATGACTCATCAAACGATCTAGTAAAGCAACTACGCAAAGCGTCTAAGCAAAAAGACAAAGAACTAAATGAGCTTAAAGCTCAGTTTGAGTCTTTAAACAAGGCCCAACGCGAACGAGCAATAAAGGATGCCCTCGCAAGTCGCGGGGTAAACAGCAAAATTGCTTCATTTATCCCACAGGATATAGACCCAACTGAAGAGTCTGTATCTAAATGGCTTGAAGACTATGCCGATGTATTCGGTATTGAAACAAGCCAAACCCAGGCAACACCTAATGTAAATCCAAACGATGCTGCAGCATATAAGCGTATGACTAACTCCGCAGACTCTGGTGTTTCACCAGAACACAACGGAGATATTATGCAAAGACTAATGAACGCTAACAGCAAAGAAGAATTGGATGAAGTTATTAAGTTGTCTGGACTCTAATCCGATCCTAAAACAGAAAGGCTAGACCTAATGGCAATTCCAACAGGTACCCCCACAACCACGTCTAGCATCAGCAACCTCGTACAGGCAGCATACGACCAGTATGTAAGAATGGCACTACGTTCCATTCCTGTTATGCGCTCACTTGCAGATGTTAAGCCGGTTCAACAGGCTATGCCAGGATCATCAGTTGTTTTCTCAATCTATTCAGATTTGGCTCAGGCTACATCTACATTGACAGAAACTTCAGATGTTTCAAGCATCGCACTAGGTAACCCATCACAGGTTACAGTAACACTGAACGAATACGGTTCAGCAGTTACAACAACAAAGAAGCTAAACCTAACTTCTTTCAACGACGTTGATTCAGCTCTTGCTGACATCATCGCGTACAACGCAGCAGATTCTATTGACAACGTAGTAGGTCAGGTCCTCTCAGCAGGAACAAACGTGATCTACTCAAACGGTCCATCAGGAACTACTCCAACTGCATCATCAGCAGTTCTACCAGTAGACACAATGACAGTTGCGGATATCCGTAACGCTGTTGTATCACTACGCACAAACAAGGCATTGCCTCGTATGGGTGAACTATATGCTGCATACCTACACCCACGTCAGTCAGCCGATCTTCGT